TCCTGTCTATACGCCTAAGAAGTACAGTGGCTGGTTCGTCGGTAAGTACGCTTGTGTTGGACCAGAAGACTGCTTTATGTGTGACTGCTCTAACACTGACGTATTTGGTGGAACTTGGAAGGCAGCTTACACTTCTAAGGTCACAACAGATGCTGGAGCTCGGCAGCTTGTTGGAGTTGACATCAGTGATGATCTGTAATAAATAAGCAGCATAACAACTGCTAAATGAAAGCTCTAGGGTAACCCTAGAGCTTTTCAATTTAATATTTTTGAAAGTAAATATGTTCATATGCAATTAATCACGTTAGACTAGCTCAAGAAGCTTGCGGGCTCATCATCAGTTGATGAGTCTTTGTTTGACACATCAGGCAGCATTGAAATTGGACCTGGATTCAAGTTTTAGGACATATGCAGCATATATGACAAGAAGTTGAAAGAGTTCAAGACTACTGGACATATCTACTTGAGACAGCGATTGTACAACTACATGAATGCTGATGTTCTCAGCAAGCATTGTCCACCAATTGAGCTAGTTGGAAAGGGCAGTTCAAGGACAGCTTATGCGTGCATCGGCGGCAAGTGCTTGAAAGTCGCGCACAATGACGCGGGTGTAGCATAGAACAAGCAAGAGTACAAGACAACGTCAAGAAGGCTTTTCAAGCGGTCATATGAGTGCTTTGCGCAGTCATATGGATCAAATGGAAAAGACTTTGGACTGCTTCTTACAGAGTGCTGTGCTAAAGCAGACAAAGAGCAGCTTGCGGCAGCATTTGATGTGTCAAGCTTTGAAGTCATACGTGCAATAATGCTAGAAGTTGGTGCATCACATTCATCTGACATCAAGACCGCTACATCTGGCTTGTCAAAGAAAGCTGCTGAATATGCTCAGCACAGCAAAGGCTTCAAGGCAATGCAAAACTGGTCAAAAATAGCAGATGAAGCTGCTCGTTTTCTGCTAGAAATGTCAAAGGCTAGCAAATCTTAGATGACAGCTGGCTTAGAAGTCTATTTTCATGATATTTGACTTCTGGCATAGAAATGGATTAGATGAACTGATGCCTGGTGATGTTTCTTTGTATGACAACTGGGGTTTTGCTATACGAGACGGAGACATAGCGCCAGTGATGCTTGATGCTGGATTTTCTAAGTCAGTAGCAAACACTCATTATTGATTTGCTGCACATGTCTTAGTTGCCAGAAGCTTGCTAAGCGTGTAAAATACAAACATGAGCGAAGAAGTTTTCAATAAGGCAATTGACCTCACAGACATTCCACAAGATCAATGGAGAAAAGACTACATAGGACCGGGGTATAGGAATGTCTTCTATACTACAAACCATGACAAAGAAGGGCAGATAGTCCTCTTTGGATATGACTTAGTGGGGAATCCAAAGACATTCATCTGTCCATGGCAGAGCCGTTTGAAGTATAGAGTGAAATATGACACAGGAGTGAAAGACATCTTCGGCAATTTCGTGGAGACTCGATACTACAAGTCAAGCTATGACCGCAAGAAGAGGCTTGAAGACATCGGGCAAAGTCTGTGGATTGTAGAGTGCTTGAGGCCAGAGCAAGAGTTCTTGCAAGAGATGTTCTACAAAGACTGCTTGGACAACAACTTCAACACACAGCCAATGCGAGTGCAGTTCATTGATATCGAGACTGAGGTGTCGGATGTCTTTGTCAAGCCTAAAGACGCGACAAACCGCATCAATATGATAACGATATATGACAACTTCACTGAGAAGTACTATACTTGGTCGTTGCAGAAGACTAAGATTGACTTCAAAGAAGAGCCTTTGAAAGACTATCCAAAAGACAAATTTGTGCTGTTTGATGACTTCAATGATGACGAGGAGGCGCTTCTTGAAGGCTTCTTGAGCTGGATTGAAGAGAACTATGCAGATGTATCTGTGTCTTGGAATGGAAAAGCTTATGACTGGCCATATATTGTCAGGCGAATTGAGAATGTGCTCGGCAAGAACGCAGCTAAGCGCTTGAGTCCAGTCGGCAAGTACTTCATAAAAGAAGTCAATCACGCGAATGAGAGAGCAGATGTTGGAGCTGAGATAGAAGTTGACATAAGTGGATTGTTCATTGCAGACGACTTAGTGCTTTACAGAGACAAGTTCTTGATTGCACCTGCACTTGACGGTGGATATAATCTATCAAATGTAGGCGAGCATGAAGGGCTTGGCAGGAAGATACAATATGAAGGTACTTTAAAAGACTTATATGTTAATGATTTTGATAAATTTTATGAGTACAATGTTCGAGATGTTGATCTATTAGTCAAGATCGAGAACAAGTGCAAGCTTGTCAATCTTGCACGTAAAGTCGCAGGAAGAGGCCTCTGCCAGTATGGCACGATCTACTCATCGATTGCTTATTTGACGGGGTCATTAATCGCGTTCGCGCGAGACAACATGGGAGTCGTATTCCAGTCATACCTCAACAAGCCTAACGAGAAAGAGCAGTATGAAGGCGCATTTGTGTTTCCACCCGTGCAAGGCGTGTATAAAGGTGGAATAGGATGTGTGGACTTCAACAGCCTTTACCCGAGTTCCATTCGTGTTTCTAATATGTCAGTCGAGACATATGTCGGCAAAGTCTCAAGAATGAATTATCCAGGTCCATTGAACAGTGAAGAGTACATTGACTTGAGTGATGAAAGTCTGACAGACTTGTGGCTTTATCCAGCAAACGGCAGTAAGCGCAAGCAAGTGAAAAGAGAAGACTTGCTGAAGCTAATTGAGACAAAGTGCATATACACTCGCAATAACACTTTGTTTTTGAAGCACAGTGTAAAGCAGGGAGTGATATCAGCTTGGTGCAAGCATTTCTACTCACTGAGGAAGAGCACAAAGAAGAAGATGCAAGCACTTGATCTTGAGATATACAAGGGAAACATCTCGAAGGACAAGATAGCACAAGCAAGACTTGAAGTAGAGAATCTTGACGCTGACCAGCACTCATTGAAGATCATGTTGAACAGCGTATATGGAATGTTTGGCACGAACCACTCACCAATTTACAGTTCACACATAGCGCAGAGCATCACGCGTACTGGTAAGTTTTGCAACATCAGCGCAAGCAAGTTCATAAAGAGAAGATTCAAAGAGCTGTTTGGAATTGACGAGAACTATGTCGTCACCGTATCAGGAGATACTGATAGTTGTGACAACATGACACAAATTTACATAAGACATAATTAATTTAAATTATAAAAATATTTTATGAGGAGATACATATGGGTGTGTCTCCTCATAAAATTTCAGTATAATGTATTTATGAAAAAGTTTTTTAATAAATTGAATTCCAGTTTAATTGACTACTGGACAAGCTGTGGACTAAATGAAAAATCTTTTTATTGTCGTTCATGTGGGAAAATGATGCTTGATCTTTCAGAAATAAAAAACTTATGCCATAATGATAGAGGTTTTTATGTTATAACACCTACAAATCATATTAGATATGGATATACTGAAAATGAAATGAATCGTTGGTTAGTTAAAGGTCGTACTATTTCTGGAAAAATATTCTTTAGACATTGTTGCTGGGACTGCTTTTTTAAACAACTGCGTGAAACTGTTGACATTGCGAGACGTGCAAGAAAAGGAAAATGGTATGCAAAAATAGTCAATGGAAGCAATGTCATACCATGTTCATCAACATCACCTTCAAAAGAGGTTTTCACTTTGTTGTTTGACATAACAGATGAAGAACTCGAGAAAGAACGGCTGAAATTTGCAACTGCGACATTAGAGTCAAAAATAATGCGGTATGGAGTAGAAGAAGGAACAAGACGCTGGAATGAATATCGAAAACGTCAGTCATATACATGCTCAAAAGAGTACATGATGAATGAAAGAGGAATGACTGAAGATGAATGGAAGGCATTCAATGCAAATAGAGCTTCTACAAAAGAGAATTTCATAAAAAGATATGGAGTAGAAGAAGGAACAATACGTTGGAATAACTATTGTGCTTATGAAAGCTATGCTGGATCTTCATTGATATGGTTCATTGACAAATATGGCAATGAAGAGGGAAAGAAAAAATATGATGAAGTATGCGCGAAGAAAGAGAAATCAAAAGCATATTCATATGTTAGTCAAAAGTTGTTTGAGAGCATAGATGAAATACTTGGAGATATTGCATTGACATCTAGATGGGAGTAGAAAAACCATGAATATGAAATCATTGCTCCGTTTGACATTGAATACATAAAACTTCATAATGATGTCATTTCAACAGTTGATATGAGTGCAGGCATTAACTTGATTAACGTGTTTAATGATAAAAGCGTTAAAATGGTAAAAATGCGTCCAGACTATGTCTTAGGCAAGCATATAATTGAATTCAATGGAGATTTTTGGCACGCAAATCCAAAAATATATAAAGAAAATGATGTCTTGACTAAATTCAATAAAACTTATGACATTGCAAAGAACATCTGGGATTCTGATACTCATAGACTTGACATACTTAGAGCATTAGGTTTCAAAGTGCTTGTAGTCTGGGAGAGCGACTATACGAGCGATCCTGAACGTACAGTCACAGAGTGCGTGAAATTCTTGAGAGATGAATGAAATGAAGTGAAAACGAGAGTCTGGACAATGTTGAACATTAAAAACATGAACATAGTGATGCTGCAAGCTTCTGAGGCGTGCGAGATAGTCAAATGCCTCTCAAATGGCATTGCGAGCATGGAGTCTGAGGCAAGCAAGAAAGAGGCATTAGAGCTCGCGAAGAAGCTTGTTGCAATATGCAAAGAATTTGATGTGAAAGTCTTTGCATATGATGAAACACAATATATGGGTAAGACATATCACATCAAGCCTGATGATGATTATCTATTTGGAATATATCATAAGTGGACAACTGAAGATCCGCATTATGAAGAAGTGTCTTACACTGAGTATGACAGACTGCGCTTAAAAGATGATGTTTCATTGAATGAAGAGAGGCTCGAGCTAGTCAGAAGCTTGACGTTCAAAATGAATGCAAGAGATGTTGTGTTCACAGCTACAAGGAACTTGAAAGGACATCAATATTCATGGAAGCTTGTATTGGGAAATGGATTTTTGATAACTGGACCATATGACGAGTGTGGAGAGCTTGTTGAGACTGGATTTGTGACGCCAATAGCTGTAGAAGACTTGTTCAAGAAAGTCGTGAAAGCGCTTGACTGCTTGCCGTTAGTAGAGTATGAGATTTCTCATGCTGTCATGAATGTAGTCGAAGAAGAAAAGTCAAGGCTTGTCAATATTGTCGAAGAAGAGAGAAGACAGAAGATGATAGATGAGCTTCATGAGAGGTTTAATGAAATAAAATGTAAAAATATTACAAAGTAAGTAATAATTGAATTTTGAAATGAAACAAAAACCATGGTCGATATGACTCAATACATTAGACGCTACAAGAAAGACTAGTCAGCAGATCACGTAATGTATAGATGCTCAGATGACGTGCTTGAACAGTGCTCTAAAATGCAGTCAGATGACCATGCTGACTTGTTGACTGAAGATCTAATGTGGTCATCAAGCTCATTGCTTGAATGCAGAAGAGTTCTCGAACATGATGTCATATATATGCATGAAGCTCTTTTGAAGACATATCCAACAAAGTTCTTGACTAAAGCAGTTGCCAGATGTCTATGCAAGAAGCTTGGTGTTCAAAGATGTCTAACATAGATGTCATTAGAGTTCTCTAAATTCGCAGATAATAATAGCTTGATGCTGTATGATCTCAAGCTTGACAAGTTCATAGACTGGGAGCCTAATGATGGACTCTAGCAGCAAGCAATGCTCAAGCTTAAGTGCATGAATGTCGAGGGAGATGTAGCAGGACGAGTCACATATTGTCTAGGAGTCGCGACTTATGACTAGTAGAGTGATTCATAGACTTTCAATACTGCAGAGAAAGACTTGATAAACTGTGGTCAAAGACTTGGATATGACTACATAGCTCAGTCAACACAATATGACTCTAAGCACAGCATGCTTCTGTGTTTTGTCTTGTTTGAGTCGAAGATGCAAGAAGCAGACATAGAGATTGAAGACAACTTGTGGCATATTGCTCCACTTTCTGCGAAAGACAAGATATTGAAAGATGGACTTGTGCCAAAGTCAAAGACTTTCATGTCAAGAGAGAAAGTCAACCACTCTGACAGAGTGTACTTGTTCAATGGCTACAACAAAGAGACATTTGACAGATTCTTGTCGCAATTAGATAAGAAGTCTGCATAGTATGACAGTGCAAAGAAGATCTTGATGAAGAGTAGAGACTATGCGTTGTTCAAGATAGACAGGAAGAGAATTCCAGACTTGAAACTGTATAGAGACAATAATTTCATGTCAAAAGACTCACGTCATCCAACTGCTCTATACACTTATTCAGTGATTCCAGCATCTGCTATAGAGTTCTATGGTACTGCACATGTAGACTGAGTTTAAACGTCTGCTAAGTATATACAATTTACATGTATGCAAGAACAGCAAGACTCCCAGCAACTACAAGATAGAATAAAGCAATGTGCGTCTGAGCTTCTAGGCTCGAGCTTCACTTTTAGAGAAGGCCAGCTTGAAGCTGTAGAGCAGACAGTCCAGAATGCAGTATTAGGAGTCAAGCACACGATGCTTGAAGCGCCAACTGGATCTGGCAAGTCAATGATAGCATTAATTTCTGCATATGTGCTGTGGAAGCTCTTCGGCAAGAGAACATACATCTTAGTGTCAGATCTCAGTCTCTACAAGCAGTATGAAGATGACATTGACAGGATTGGCTCAAACTGCTTTGGGCACATAAAGGGGAAAGAGAACTACATATGCGCTAAGAATGGCTGCAAAGCGAGCCAGTCTGTTTGCTCGCTGCAAGGCGTGTCTATGAATGGCATGTGGCACAAGCCAAGCCAGTGGTCATGCAAGTGGTCATGCCAGTATATGCAAGACTATATGAACGCTGTGCATGCTCCAGTGACTTTGATGACATACCAGCTCTACTTCATCCAGCGCAACTATGTCGAGGACTTGATATTTGGAGGGAAGAACCCTAACTTCCCGAAAAGAGACTTAGTCATATGCGACGAGTGCCATAAGCTCTGCGACATATGCCAAGCTCACTTCGCGCCGAAGATTGACATAGAGAGGCCTCATTGGATGAACGTGCTTGACAAGCAGATGCACATTGAGCCATATGAGAATGACAGGTCATGGATCGTGGACAACATAATGGCATGCACTAGCAATGACAAGCTTGTAGAGCTCACAGCTGACTATGGAAGATATGTGTCTGAGTATGTTGAAGCAAATGAAGCACTGCGTGCTAGACTGTCTAAGAAGACGCATCTTTCAAAAGGAGAGCGTGCTGCTCTCATCGCCGGGAACAGAGCAAGGCAAGAGCACTGCAAGATAGCTGACATGCTCACATTCATTGAAGAGCTTGGGTCATCAGAGTATCTTGTCAAGACTGCTTCTAATGACAGCATCACGCTCAACTTCGTGTTTGACGACATCATGCTGAAGAAGTACTTCCATGCTAAGTCTGGATGCGAGCTCTTGATGTCTGCTACGATAGGTGACTTCAACGCGTACGCGAAGATCACTGGACTTGACAAGAAAGAGTGCCGCGCTATTGCACTTCCATCAACATTTGACTTCAGCAAGTCTCCAATAGTAGTGTCTGACAAGAACTGGATGACATATGAGAGCAAGAAGACTGCAATAGTCGAGATAGCAAAGCAAGTCGTAGACATATGCATTGACAACAAAGATGTGCGTGGAATCATCCAGACTGGCACATATGAGAATGCAAGAGCACTGCTGGACTCTATGCCAGATGAGGTTGCCGGCAGGTGCTTGCAGTACAACAGCGCAGCTGAGAAGACAAAGATGCTAGACGAGTTCATGCGACGCAGCACAGACTCTAAAGACAACAGTATATTGATTGGCCCGACATTGATAGAGGGACTGAACTTCCCAGACAATGTGTGCAGGTTCCAGATATGCGTAAAGGTGCCATATGCATGCTTGGGGAGCGAATATGTGCGCAAGAAGATGGAGCATGTAGATGGATGGTATGTGTATGATGTCTTGAACAAGCTCTGCCAGGGAATTGGTCGTGGAGTCCGACACAAGCATGACTGGTGCAAGACTTACATTCTTGATGGATGTGTCATGAAGCTTGTAAACAGACTTGAGAAGTTTGGAGCTTTGAAAGGAAGATTTGAGAAAATATGAATACAGTAATAAAAAAAGAAAGAAAAGAATATCAGGTTGAGTGAGATGTAATTATTTGAAAATATAGATATCTAAGCGATTGTACAATATTTGTATGGAAGTTGACTTAAGAGCAAAGCTTTAGACTTTAATAGACACAGTCAAGTATGTTGTCTGCTATATCAGAAAAGACAAAGGCTTGATGCAAGCAATAGACGAGTACTGCAGAGAATTGCCAATAGCAGACTCTAGAGACTTGAATGAGAGAGCATACTGGTTTTTGCATAGTTTGAAAGAAAGACCACATTGTCAATGCGGTGACTGTTAGAATGATGTCACTTTTGCTGGATTGAGGAAAGGATATAGGACTGCATGCTGTACGTCACATGCTTCAATAGTTGCTAGGCCTAAGACTGCAGAGACAAATCTCAAGAAGTTTGGTTCTACAACGCCTTTGCAAAACAAAGAGATAAGAGCAAAGATAAACCAGCACAATCTTGAGACATATGGTGTTAAGAATGTCGTAGAGAGTGAGTACTTCAAGAAGAAGTGCGTAGAGACATGCAGAGAGAACTTCGGAGTTGACTGGCCTATGCAGAGTGAAGAAGTGAAAGCAAAGTCAAGAAAGTCGTGTAAAGAAACATATGGAGTCGAATATGTCTTGCAAAGCGAAGATGTTAAAGCAAAGGGAAGAGTTACATCGAGAAAGGTATATGGAGTTGATTATCCAGTATAGAGTGAAGAAGTAAAAGCAAGACAAAAGACAACTTTTCAGAAGAATTATGGTGTAGATGCTCCTGCACAATGCCCCGAGATAAGGAGAAAGCAGCAGATAAGATGTAAGTACAATGGAATGAATTTTGACTCTATCTATGAGATTGCATACTACATCTGGCTAGTTGACAACAAAATTGAGTTTACATATGAACCTGGTTTGAAACTTGAATATTCATATGACGGTAAGACTCACTAGTACATGCCAGATTTCATTGTAGAAGGATGTATTATTGAGATCAAAGGCGATCACTTTTTCAAAGAGGATGGCACTATGTAGAATCCATGGGACCACTCTCAAGATGGATTGTATGAAGCAAAGCACCAGTGCATGCTAGAGAATGATGTGAAAATCATTAGAGTCTCTGAAATGAAAGATGTTTTAGACTATATATATTCAAAATATGGAAGAAGCTATTTGAAGCAGTTTAGGCGATGTGCTAAAAGAGTATGATTTAAATATGGAAGAGGTTAAAGTCAACATTGGAAGTCTGTTTGGTGAGTTGTCAAAGAAGTATGAGATAAAGCATCATAATTCATATGAAGTGATCTACCCTGAGAACTATGAAATCAAGACTCTTGGTAACAAATATGTGAAGCTTGTTGCAGTGTCAAGGCATAAGACTCCAAAGCATCTCATCAAGATAATTGTCAAAGTCGAAAAGCATTTAGACTTTCATGAAATGACACAAGGTCCAGCATTAGTGAGACGATATGAAGATGTCACTGTGACGACTGACCACATCTGCATGAGATATGACAAAGACCATTTCTTTGAGAATGTAGATGCGAAGAGCTTGAGAGTAAATGACTATGTGTCTGTCTATGATGAGAGCAAGGACAAAGAGTTGGTCGGTGCAATAGTTAGCATTGAAGACTTAGGTGTAACTGATGACTGGGTGTATGATTGTGAAGTAGATGATGAGAGCCACGTGTTCTATGGCAACAATATAGCTATACATAATAGTCAGTTTGTCAATATTCAATGTGTCACAGATGACTTCAAGAAGAAGTATGGTTTATGTGATGATCTTTCAAAATGGGATGATGAAAATAAATTGAAGCTCTGGGACTGGATGAACAACTTCGTTGAGAACGAGGTCAATCCATATGTTCAGAATGAGCTTGTGGGGAAAACATACCACACTGAGCATCCAGAAGTTTTGAGATATTCGCTCGAGTACATTGGTGCAGCAGGAATCTATGAGTCAAAAAAGCATTATGGCGTGCATAAGATCCTCTCAGAAGGTCCAGAGATTGTCGACAAAGTGAAGTTTTCAGGCATCGAGCTTAAGAAAGCTTCGACTCCAGTTGCAGTTAAAGACATACTTCGTGACATCTATCTCGGCGTTCTGAAAGAGAGCTGGGACGAGCACGAGTTCATAGAGTACGTGAATGAGTCTTATGAGAAGTTCAAGAAGTTGTCGGTTGATGACATCGCGATGTGGAAGGGCTACAACACAGCGCGTGAAGCTTCTGGATTCTTGCAGATGGAGATTGGCGCGACTGGCATATCAAAAGCATGCACTTACTACAACCAGTTGCTTGGACATCTTAAGATAGGGAAGAAGTATGACTCTATAATGCTTGGCCAGAAAGTCCGCTTCTTGTATGTCATTCCATCTAACGAGTATGGAATCGAGTGCATTGCGTTCCATGACGGGCAGTGGCCAAAAGAGTTTGACAAGATCTTCAAAGCAGACTATGATGTCATGTTTGACAAGCTCGTGCTTTCACCATTGAAGAACTTCTTGGAAGCAACAAAATTCAGGAAGGTTGACCCACGTAAGCAAGTCGTATTTGACATTTTTGACTTGTAAGAGGCATTTTCGTATGGTTGTTATTGATCTATATGGATCTCCTTCATCTGGCAAGAGCACTTGCGCAGCATATGTCTTCTCCAAGCTCAAGACATTGGGAGTGAAGTGCGAGCTTGTTACCGAGTTCGCGAAAGACTTGGTCTGGGATGGAAGAGCAAAAGCTCTTGAGAACCAAGCATTTGTGTTTGGAAATCAGTTCTACAAGCTTTCACGACTAGAGAATGAAGTAGACGTCGCAGTTGTTGATTCACCGCTCATGCTGAATGTGCTTTACAACAAGTGTCCAAAGCTTGGTGGCAGTTTCACTTAGATGGTAGTTGACGTAGTCAAGAGTTATGACACATTGAGCTACTGGCTTCCAGTCGTGAAGAGCTCTCCATATGAAGAGTCTGGTAGAGTCCACAACATGAACGAGTCTGAGAAGCTGTCAAATGACATTCTACAAATGCTTGACTTCTACAATGTCAAATATAAGAAGCTTGACCACAGTGAAGAGAGCATGATGATTGCAGTAGATGACGTGATGAAGAAACTGGAGAAAGTCAAATGAGGATAATTGAAGAAGAGCAACTAGAGTTTGATGACGTCGCAATACAGCCAAAGCGCTCGACTTTGAACTCTCGGTCAGAGGTAGACATCTGGCGCACGTTCAAGTGGACATCATTGTCAGGCAACAGACATGAACTCACGTGCAAGCCAGTAATATCAGCTATAATGACTACAGTCGGCACTCCGAAGATGGCACATGAGCTTGTGACACGTGGCTATCTAGCATCAATCGAGAAGCACATCGGCTTCAATGAGATACACAAGCTCATGAACAAGCTTGAGATGAGAGCTATTGATGAGCAGCGCTACAGCAGATATTTCTACACAGACAAGATCTGCTTGTGCATTGGGCTGAATGATTCGCTTGACACAATCAAAGACGTGTTGGCAGCAGGCCACAAAATAAACATAGTTCATGTAGACTGCCCAAATGCATACATACCAAAGCTGAAAGACCGCGTGAAAGAAGTGCGTGAGCTTCTGCCTGAAGCGTTCATGATAGCCGGCGTTGCAGTGACATCTGACTTGACAACTGACTTAGTGAACATGGGAGTCAACTGTGTCAGTCTGTTCATATGTGCAGGCTCAGTGTGCAAGACGGCTGAGCGCACTGCGGTGAGGCGCCCTCTTCTGTCTACTATCATTGACTGTGCAGACGCGGCTCACCAGCAGAACGCGTATGTGCTGGCGTCTGGTGGCATAAGAGATTCACATGACGCGTGCATAGCATTTGGAGCTGGATGTGACATTCTCATGACTGGATCAATGCTAGCTGGAACAGATGAAGCTGATGGAGAGATAATAAGCAAGTGGTACAAGTCAAGTGAAGTGAGAAGAGTTGAAGATGGCATTAGAGTGTCATATGAGCCCGTGTTTGTAGAGAAGAAGTTCAAGAAGTACTTTGGCATGGCCTCAAACTACGCGATGAAGTTGTATGGATGCTCTGGACCATACAAGACTGATGAAGGCCGGATGAAGCTCATTCCGTATGTTGGGTCATTAGACAGCGTCTTGCAGCAGCTTGAAGGCAGTCTTCGTTCAATGATGTGCTTCATTGGAGCAAAGACTATGAAAGAAGTCCCAAAGAAGACTACTTTCTACAAAGTCCGCCATGGCTTGAACAGCAAGTTCCTCAAATGTGAAGACTTCGATGACTGACAGCTGTCTTGCAGCAAAGCTTCTAGACTTGTTCAAGTTTGAAGTTGATGGCAATGCCTCTAAGAAAGGTGAGTTCAAGATGCGTGACAAGAACGCTCATCTTGAAGTGTTCTTGTATGATGGCAAGAAAGGTGACCGAATTGTTCACTTGAAAGATGAACAGGATTTCATTCGCGTGCTTGGACAAGTGATGATGTTCAGGGCAAACTATGAAGACGTGCACAATCCATTCTTTGGATGCAAGAGCAGAGAAGAAATCTGCATAAGACTAGATCTAATAGGCGGAATTTCCAGGCTTTGATCACACTTTTACTATCTTAGCTGCAGCATTGACAAGTGTCTTGCCAGCACCAAGAAGCTTGCTGCCGACACTTTCGACATTTTTGAGATCAGCTTGCACTGTCATGAAGTCAAATATGAATGATATGTCACGAGTCAAGTTGACTGCGTTAGCTTGCTGGGTGCCTTGCTGCATTGTTATCTTCTATGGCCGACATCCATAGAACACATATTTCACGTCATTGTGCGCTGTGAAGTCAACTACTATAGTAGCAGTAGTGTATGGCTGTGTCTTGTATGACCAGAACGGCAGTGTCACTTCCCGCAGCCATGGGTAGAATATGCGCTCATGCAATGGCACTTTAGTGTTGAGCATCTTCAATACTATGACATTGCTGTCTGGCTTAACTATTGTGCCATTAACTGGAAATTCACCAAATTGATTGACTATAGACTGTTGAGCTTGTGGCATCTCGATGTTAGGTATTGTCACCTCTTGGCAATACAGTCCCAGCTGCAGTTCAAGTGGTCTTACCACCTAGCCTGCACTTTCTCCAATCCAGTCTTCTCCACCTACAAGCAAGCTAGCTGCTGCTAGATATTCAAGAAAAGTCTCTTCTCCAACTTTGTCAAACTCATTATGCTTGTCAATGACTTTCACTTTGCTGTTCATTATAGATCCAACAAGTCCACCAGTCAAATTGTTAGCTGCATTTTTTACTGCGCTTTTTGCAGATGACACTAGTGAATCACCAAGCTTCTCGAGCATCCCTCTATTGTCTGGCTCTGACTTTGGTGCTGGATACAGCTTCATTTTCAGTTCAAATGACGCGAATGGATCAATAGTGTCTACCCACTTGCCGTCCGCCGAGCTGAACTTTGCCAAGAAGTCATTCAAGTTAGTGCCTGAATTCAAGCTAAATGCATTGTTTACAGCGCCTTCTATGACATTTCCAATTGCGCTCATCTAGTCTCACACTTTCTCATGATACGATGTTCTTCACTGCACCTACAACTCCAGCTACTTTGCCAAGAGCACCAGGAGTGACATCAAAGTCAATATATGTGAACTCTATGTTGAATGTAGAAGGCTCATTTGCATTGTATGAGAATGACAGTCCATCTACTTTTTCAAGTCTGACTCCATTGAGTGTTATGATTGACCCTTTGTAGTTGTCATCACCTGTAAGGCATTTTATTGTCATCACTATGCCGTTGTTCAACTTCTCTGACGTGCTCTACATCAAGAAGTCTATTACTGCAGTGTATAGATAGCCATTTGCATCATTCAAGACTTTCATTGAGCCACTGTGGTCATAGTCAATGTATGACGGCAGTCTGACAGATCTTCCAGCATAGTACAGCTCTTCAAACTGCTAGTGAAGACCACCAAAGTTGACTTCTTGCACATAGAAAGTTATGTCATTCAATCCATACAAGTTGACTTCAAAGTGGTTTGCGACTTGTATTCCAAAGTCATCAACAGTCTTCAAGAATGCTTTCAAGCTCTTGTCTTTGCCGAAAGCTGTAGTCAAGTTAGCTGCAGCGCCTAGTATGTTGCCTACTTCAAATGCCATATGATCTATTTACACTGCATGCTGCAGTGTAAATATAGACTAGAAAAACTAGAAAGCATGTATATTAAATACTTAAACCATTAAAATCTATTAAATTTTAATATACAAACTTTAGATCTTAAACAGTTTAAGCTTAAAACTTTAGTCGATTTACACCTATCTAAAGAGATACGGTATTTAAGTTCCGATTCTTTTATGAGCTTGAAGAGGTCTTTCCAGTCCTTAGCAGAAATATCCAATGATGTTTGCTTCCATTGCTCATTCATCAGATTCATGCTCTTTCTAAAGTCTGGATAGAACCATCCTTTCTCAAACTTCTTGTAGCCACGTCTTGCAATCTCAATGCTTGCAGCAACCATGTCCGGAGTAGTTGAATTTCCATATATTATATTGCCTATTTGGCTTGTGTAAGCTGCATTCACTTCTACATATTCATATCCATGAAGTTTTGACAACATCTTCAGCTTGTTCTCGAACAAGCATCTGTCCCATGAATTCTTGCAAAGCCTGTTCAATGCTCTTCCTTTGAGACTTGCATTGAAATGCAAGTCTTCAACGACAACTTTCTTGCATTTCCATTCATTAACTAATTTATCAATCTCGTATGCTAAATTTATTGTCTCAAATCTTCTTTTGTTTACAAGATGCTTTGATTTTCTACTATCACTTGATTTTCCACTTTTCTTTGTCAACTTTAACAAATCATAGACTCTCTTGTGCAAGATCTTGAATTCATTATTTTTGTCAAATTCAATGATAGATAAGCCAAGATAATTTGGATTCTGGTCAATTCCAAGCACTCTGTTTTCTTTTAAGTTGCTATAAAAATTCTTATTTCCATTCAACTATTCTTCATCAAAGCAGAATGTAACATAGTCTTTTGACAAACCAATTGCAACAGAAAATTCTTTTCTTAGGCAAAACTCTTGAACTTTTAATAATTCTTCTTTTTGCTTTCTTGAACAAATAAACTTAATTTGGATCTTTATATCTCTCTTAGGTTTGAAAATAACTTGATTATTTTCAAAATCTAAATTAAATAATCTATTGCCTTTATGCCTAGTCTCACCTGCTATAAGCATAGGCTTTAGCCTATTTGCTTTAAACTCATTTTTAGTTATATAGCCTTTGAAATAACGTCTAAGATTTGCTCTTCCTCCAAACAAGACTTCTTTCAGTTTCTTTCCTGGATTCTTCTTCTCATATTCTTTCTTCTATGTCAAATGAGATGTCAATAAACCCTATGCTTGAATTATTGCATTTTGAATGATGAAACTGTTAAGACCAACAAACTTCTAGTTAACGTCTTTCTTTATGCTTGGCTAAGACAATCCATCTTTTAAAGAATTGTAAGCAATATGCAAGACTGAGTTGTATTTTCTGAGATATTCAGAAAAATTAACTTCATTTATTATTTTGCACTTAATTGTCTTCATTAAATAATATTATACTTTAACATATTTATTTACAAAATTTCTCTGAAAATGCACACCAAAAATATAAATATTTGTAAATTATTTTTATTAGACATTAATAAATTTTAACGAAAGATGATTTATATAATATGAACTGGAATCCATTCAAGAAGACTAAACCTGAAGAGAAGCCTGAAGAGAGCTAGAGCATCTAGAACAATCCAGAGTACCATGTGTTCGCAAAAGTAAATCAAGACATCTAGACTATTGTGAACTCTAAGTCAGTCGTGTCAAAGGTCGCAAAAGAATAGAACAAGCGGTTCGCGAATCCGTCATGGCAGACATTCTTTGATGGCAATATGCTGGCGATGCCTATAGCTACGAACAAAGTAGAGAGAATCGCGCAGTATAGAAGGATCGCGAATTTTGCAGTGTGTGACTGGTGCTTTGACGAGATAGCTGATGACTTCATGCATGAAGATGATGGTGAACTCGTGCATCTGTCACTTCCAGACAGGCTGTCTGATTTCTAGAAAGACATACTGCTCAATGAATTCAACAAGTTCATCGGCCATTTTGACCTCAAGGAGAATGGCTACAACATAGTGAAGCGGTTCTTGATAGAAGGAGAGCTAGCTTGGGAGAACGTGATAAATCCAAAGTTTCCCGACATGGGCATAGTTGGAGTGAGGTTTCTTCCAGCCGAGTACTATGAGACATTAGTAGACACTTTGACAGGTCTTCCAGTTGGAATAGTGTTTGATGTCGAGTCATTCACTGACGAGATGCGCAAGTTCTACATGAACTCTTTCCAGGGAGCAGCTTCAATATTCAACGCGATATACCCAACGACATACAGGTTCACGTTCTCTAAAGACACTTGTGTTCCTCTATTGTACAGTTAGATCACTTACATAAACTCAGGCGACTACTCTTATGACCGCTTGATATCTTACCCGATGATCGAGAAGGCAAAGCAAGCATACTACAAGCTAGCTTTGCTTGAAGACGCTGCTGTCATTCTACGTGTTACAAGAGCTCCTGAGAGACTGCTGTTCAACGTGTCTACAGGCAGACTTGACTAGAACCGTGCAGATGAATATGTACGCCGTTTTGCTAATAGCCTCCACTCTAAGAAAGTCGCGATGCCAAATGGAGAAGACATAGCTGGAGTATATGCTCCTATAACGCAGCTCAAGGCATATGTGTTCGGCAAGTCGTCAGAGAGCGACGGGACTACTGTAGAGTCCGTTGGATCTTCAGCGTCATATGACGAGATGGCAGACATCGAGTACTTCTTGCGCGGACTGCTCAAGATGTTCAAAGTTCCATTCTCTAGATGGAAGACGCCAGAGAACACTATAGAGAAGAATGACAGCATAACATATGAAGAGTACACTTTCAGCCGCATGATAATGCGAATCCAAGAGCGGTTCGCAGGTGGATTCAAGCGTGGATTTATTACGCATCTCAAGCTTCGTGGACTCTGGGACAAGAAAGACTACGACTTGAAAGAGACTGACATACAAGTGTCTTTCACTCCGCCTGTTCTCTATGACTTGTACGAGAAGCAGAAAGTCACTGAAGCAAAGATGGCTATCTACAAAGCTTACACTGACAATGACGAGATGAGCAAGAGCATGGCTATGAAGAATGTATTGGGGTGGACTGACACTAAGGTGAAAGAGAACTACATGTCTCTCATATTTGACAAGCAGTGGACTGCTGTCGCTGAGATGATGGGCGAGCGCATCTCTGAAGAGAATCCGCCTGTAGACATAAAGTCACCAATGCGCTTGAAGAAAGACGTAGAAGCAGACGAGAAAGTGTTTGCTGGATCTAATTCTGGAGAAGAGT